AATGGGCGTTGAATTTCGATCTACAAAAGCTCTGCAAAGGCGTGGGCACCGAACTGGGCTTGCATCAGCAGAGCGTCAACGATGTCTGCCGCGATTTTGCCAAAGCGCGCGACAAGGCCAAGCACGCACCACGCTTCCGGTCGAGCTTTGGTGCTCGGCGAGCGTTGGGCTGGATACCCTTCCAGAGACAGAGTCGTCAAACCTGCGGGAACAGCATTACCTATCTCGGCAAGCGCTACCGCTTCTGGGAAAGCGACAGGCCGCTACCCGAGAACGCCAAGGGCGGATGCTTCGTCGAGGATACGCTTGGCCGCTGGTACGTGTGCTTTTACATTGAGGTTGATCTACCTGCAGGCGGCAATGACGCGATCGGCGTTGACCTTGGCCTGAAATCGCTGGCGACGCTCAGCGATGGCCGCAAGATCGAGGCGCCGCAACACTATCGGCAGCACGAGCAACGCCTGGCTTTGGCGCAGCGCGCCAATAATAAGCAGCGTACCCGGCGCATCCACGCCAAGATCAAGAATTGCAGACGGGATTTTCTGCACAAGGAAACGACGAAGCTGCACCGCGAACACGCGCTCATCGCGGTCGGCAATGTCAACGCACAACAGCTCGCAAAGACGCGGATGGCGAAGTCCGTGCTCGATGCCGGCTGGTCTGCTTTCCGCTCCATGCTGAAATACAAATCAGCGGGATATGTGGAGGTAGACGAAAAGTTCACGACCCAAACCTGTTCGACGTGCGGATCACTTCCGCCTTCGCGGCCGAAAGGTATCGCAGGCCTTGGAATAAGAGCGTGGGACTGTTCCGACTGTGGCGCGAGCCACGACCGCGACGTGAACGCGGCTCGGAATATTCTCGCGCTCGCGCTCAGTGTCGAGCGTCCTGTTGAGGAAAGCCGGAGGGCAACATGCCACGGATAGGCACGCGCACGCATCAGGCGCACGCCGAACTGATCGCCAAGCTCGCGGCGGCCAAGCCCACCCGCATCATCACCGAGCGCGGCGCCGACGAAACCGACATCGCGCTGCGCGAAATGCACATCCGCGCCGTGACGGGCAACTATCTCAAATACCTCCAGGCGGTCATCGAGGACATGAACGAGCACCTCGTCGCCGGCGAGAAGGTCGACTGCGGGCAGTTCATCTCGGCCTTTGTCGATGTCGCCAGCGACTATCTCTACGCACCCATGCGCGCAGCGGCCAACGCGACCGAAGCCGAGCGGGAGTGGGTGGCATGACCGTCGAGCGCATTCAAATTCAGAGCCGCGATCAGTGGCTGGCCGCGCGCAAGCAGGATGTGACCGCTTCAACTGCGGCTGGATTGCTTGGCCTGCAATTCAAGAGCGGTGCGATTGCTGACGATACCGACGAGACACAGCCGATGCGCCGTGGAAGGCTTTTGGAGCCTGTCGCGGTTCAGATGATCCGCGAGGATTATCCCGACATCAAACTCGATGACTACCCAGTCGGGTATTACTATCGCGACCCCGAGCACCGCATCGGCGCAACACCAGACCTGCTGGCAACGGACGCCAAAGGCCGGCTCGGTGTCGTGCAAATCAAAAATTGCGAGCCCTCAATCTTCCGCCGCGACTGGCGCGGAGAGAACGGCGGCGTCGATCCGCCACTGTGGATCGTGGTGCAAGCCCTCATCGAGGCCTACCTGACCGGCGCCGAATGGGCGGCCGTCGCGCCGATGCGCGTCAGCTTCGGTGTTGAGATCGAACTCATCCCGATCCCGCTGCACGCCGGCATCATCGACCGCATCAAGTACGAAGTCGCCGAGTTTTGGGAGCGCGTGGAGCGCGGAACGCCGCCTGACCCAGACTATGGAAAGGATGGCGCGCTGATCGCCAAGCTTTTCCCGAAAGACGACGGCAGCGAAATCGATTTGAGCGCGGACAACATGGCCCCGCAGCTCGTTGCCGACCTCGAGCGCGCGCGCGCCGACAAGAAAGACGCCGAGACGCGCGAGAAAATCGCAAAGACGGGCATCAACGAGAAGATGGGCCCTGCCCGCTTCGCGCGCCTCGCCGACGGCCGTCGCATCTCAAACTCCACCATCGACCGTAAGGCCTACGAGGTCGCGGCCACGTCTTTCCGAATGATCAAAATATTAAACGGGAGAGCCGCATGAACGCGCCAATCAAGACGCCGGCGATTGGCGACAACCGGCCCGCGCTAATCACCGCCGACCAGCTGGCGAAGGACTTCGCGCACATTGAGGCGTTCGTGGCCGGCCTTGAGGCTGCAGCGAAGGACGTTGCCCCCGTCGTTGAAGATGACGACGACCTCGCCATCATCAATGCGCTGGTGCCCAAGCTGCGCGCCGGCGCCAAGCGTTGCGACGAGGTTCGCGACCAGGAGAAGCGGCCCTACCTCGACGCCGGCACCACGGTGCAAACCTTTTTCAAGGCGCTTGAAACCCGCCTGCTCACGCTCAAGACCGATCTCGAGAGCCGCGGCGGCCGATACCTCAAGAAGAAGGCCGACGCCGAGCGCATCGCGCGCGAGGAAGAATCCCGCAAAGCCCGCGAGGAAGAAGCTCGCCAGCGCGCTGCAGCCGAAGCCGCGGAGGCCGCAGCACGGCGCGCGCGCGAAGCCGCTGAGAAGGCGGAGGCTGACCGCGCCAAGGCCGCAGCGATGGCCGATGCGAGGGCGCTGGAGAAAGCAGCACAGGCGAAGGCCGCAGCTGATGCTGAGGTCGCCGCAGCGACGGCGCGCGCGCAGGCCGAGCAGAAAGCCGCGAGCGAAGCGACGGCCCAGACCGCGGCGACAGAAAAGGCCGCGACGGCGAAGGCCGCGGATCTGGCACGTACGCACACCGCCGGCGGGACGAGCACTTTGATCGAGGCATTCGAGCCGAAGGTCGACGATTTCACCAAGGTCGATTTGCTCGCGATCCGGGCCTTCATTCGAGAAGACGAGATCATGTTGGCGCTACGCGCCTACGCGCGCGCGAACAAGGACGAGCTCAAAGCCGGCCGCGCCAAGATCAACGGCGTGACGTTCGTGCTCACCACGAAAGGAAGTTTTCGATGACCACCACCGAAGTCGCAGTCCAGCAGGCTAGCAACGTCGCAGCGTTGCCGACGCGCCATCTCGTGCCATCAACCGATCTGTTCTCCGACCCAGCGGCCTTCGAACACGCGCAGCGAGTTGCCAAGGTCTTTGCCTCGTCAAAACTCGTCCCGCAACACATGCAGGGCAACACGGCCGACTGTCTTATTGCGCTCCAGATCGCACGCAGGCTCAATGAAGAGCCTCTGACAGTCATGCAGCAAATCTACATCGTGAACGGCCGCCCCGGTTGGTACACGAGCTACATGATCTCGCGCGTCAACCGCGCTGGGATATTAAAAGGCCCAATCACATGGGAAGAGGCGGGTGAGGGCGACGCGCTCACTGTGACTGCAAAGGCAGTGCTCGCAGCCACTGGAGAAGAAATCCGCGCGTCTGCGGACATGCGGATGGCAGCCGCCGAGGGATGGACCAAAAACGCCAAATACAAAAGCATGCCAGCCCATATGCTGCGCTGGCGCTCGGCCGCGATGCTGATCCGCCTTTACGCCCCCGAGGTCATGCTCGGCATGCCGGCCGTCGAAGAACTCGAGACGATGCCCAAGATGCGGGACGTGACGCCTGCGAAAAACCTAGCCGATAAGCTCGACGCTCTCGCCAAAATCCCCGACAAGCCTGCCCCGGCGGAAGCGGCCGAGACGCACGACCCCGACACGGGCGAAATCACCGACGAGCAAGGTTCGCAGCAGGAAGCGCCGAACGCACCTGCGGCGGGCCAGCCGGCTTCCGATCCTGATCCCTCCCAAAGGAAATCAGAACAACCGGGAGCCGGCGCGGCCGCTCGTGCCGAGAAAGACGACGGCCCGAAAACCGCGGCGGCTTATCTGCAAAACACCCACGCATGGATCGAAAACCTGCTCGACGCCGACGCTGGCGAGAAGCGATGGAAAGCCGAGAAGGCGCAGCGGAATAAGCTGAACGTCGATCCCGACGACCGTGACCGGCTTGATGCCGAATTGAAGGCGAAGATCGCGGCGCTGCGCGGCGGGACAGCCAGCCAAAAGCAAGTCGTGTGATGCACTGACTGCGGCGTGAGCTCGCCGCAGTAGGGGCAACATGCTCGAAACCGCGGACATTGTGATCCGCAAACAAACGGAGACTTCAGATGAATACCACTGGCACCAATACCAATGGCCGCTCGCTGGCGACGCCACCGCCGCTCCCGGCCACCAAAAAGGACTTGCTCGCCCAGCGCGTCGGTCAGATGCGACGGACGCTGAACGACATGGTCGAGGAATCGCATATCGCTCTTTACGGTGACGATCGGTATGTCGCCTTCCTCAACGCCGTTTACGACGAGCAGGCGGTAGAAGGTTCGCTGTCGGCCGACAACATCATGGCCGCGACCATGATCCGCGACCACGCCAAGAAGAATGGTGGCGGTCAGTTGGTCAATGAGAAGCTGGCAACGATCAGCAAGGCACTCGGCGTTGTTATGCGGCGTTACGAGATCAGCCGCAAGGAACGCCGCGACATGATCCATGGCGAAACAGTGCCGGGCAACAACGGTGATTGATTGAGGCGCCGGGGTTAATAGCTCCGGCACTCTTTCCTTTAGCGCGGGCATGGTGTCCCGCAGTTATTAAGCAGGAGATAGTTATGAAATGCGTATGTCCGATGGGTGGCGATCGAACCTGCCCCGACAACTGTGTCATCGCCACATGGCATGGCATGCCGGAAGATCAAAGGACAAAAGAGCGTCGTCGCCCTTTAGTCGAGATACTTGCTAAGCAGGGTTACACCCAGGAAGCGATTGCAATGCAGCTTGGCGTGAGCCACCAGACGGTTGGTCGCGATCTTGAGACATTGTCCATCGTGGACAATGTCAAAGGGCAAGGCAAAGACACGCTTGGGCGAAAGAAGAGTACCGGCCGCCCAAAGGGCAGACAACGCAAGACCACGGCCGATCAGGACGCACAGATTGCCGGTGCGATTTTGGACAGCGGCAAAACCTATGAGCAAGCGCAACAAGAATTTGATGTCAGCAACACAGTAGTGCGGCGCGCAGTGGCGCAAGAGCAAGGGCGCCGAGAAGCGCAGGCCGACCCACCGATTGATCCGGCCACGCTGTCGCTATCGGCGCAAGAAAAACTGGCGGCGGCTATGCGCCAGTATCAACGCAAGCTCGATGCCAAGTATGAAAAGGATTTGCGCGACGGTATCCAGAAAGCCGTGGAAGATGCCGTTCTGCCGCACTACGAAGAGAAGATTGCGCTAAGCGAGCAGATAACCAAAGCCCGTCAAGGGCTCATGAAAAAATCCGACTACAACAAGATCAGATTCTGTTTGCATCCCGACCAGTACATGAACCGCACACCGGAACAACGCAACGCTGCGAGCCAGTTGTGGGAAGAGTTGGAGGTCGTGCTGGTCAGTGAGGCTGAGAAGCCCACCGACACATTCAAGATGCCAAAGACCTATGCCGAATTGTTGGCGCGCAAGCAGGCAGCGCAGGAAAAGCGAAAGACGAGGCGCGGACCGGGCCACCAGTCGCTGGCCGCGACGGAATGCGGATAATGCAACCCCGGCTTTTCAACATGCGCCTTCACGCGACAGTCATTGCGCTCGCCATGGTCCCGCTCGGGCTGTTTGCGCTCGCGAGCTACGGCAAGCCGCAGAAGCCAGTAGTGCCGATCGAGCAGCCGACCGTGCTGCGCGCGGTCAAGACCGACAGCTTTCGCGCGCCTGTAGTCACCGCCGAATTCAAAGCCACACCATTCACGCCGGTCCTAGTCGAGCGTCCGGTCGTGACGGAGGAGGCTCGGTCCATCCCCGCCTCCGGGCCTCCTCCACCACAGTCAGTCAAGAAGAAGACCCGGTTGGCGTACCGATCGGACGACATCTGTACGCGACACGGGATGTATCGCGTGAATTACGGCCGCCGATGGCGGTGCCGGAAATGATCTCAACCCAGAAGGACTATCACCCCATGAGGAAACTACTTGCAGCAACCACCTTGGTACTCGCCATGGCGGCACCGGCCCACGCCCACCTGATCCTGTTCGACAACCCGAACCAACCGAACTCCGGGGACGCTGTGTCCCAGTCGTTCGTCGACTTCGGGGCACAGGGCTTCGGCAACAGCCCGGCGGCACTGACCCTGCAATCCAATGGCTCCCAGATCGGCAGCGTCACGCCGAGTATCACGGGAACCGCTGTCGTTCACGATCAGGCCATCGCCGGGAGCAACAAAGCCGCAACCCCAACGCTGACCGACTTGGGTTGGCTCGGCGGCAGCGTCGTTGCCATCGGCTACAACAGCAATCAAAGCAACCAGACCGGCATTACGCTCCAGCAACTGGCGCTGACGGTCTACAGTGGAACGACGGCGCTCGCCTCGTTCAGCCTCGCCACAAACCTGATCCCGCTGCAGTTTACGGCAGCCGACCTGCAACTGCAGGAAGGCCACGGCAACGCGATCTTCGGGTTCGTGCTGGACACGCAAGAGCGCGCTCAGTTCAACGCACTCGTCGCCCTGACCGGCAGCGGTGATTTCCGGGTTGGCCTGGCCGCCAACATGGGATGCTTCGGGGCTGCGGGCAACGACCCGAATTGCCAAGTCTCGAACGACGGCGCCGACACGTTCTATCTCATCGCCCGCGGCAACCCGATCATCAACCCGACCTGCCCGGATTGCGTCATCAACCCGGTCGACGTCGTTCCCGGCCCGGTGGCCGGTGCCGGTCTGCCGGGGCTGTTCGCCGCCTGCGTCGGGCTGTGGGGCTGGCGGCGCCGCCGTCACGCGCCTGTGGCGTAGTCACCTTGTCTCAGTCTCACCTCATTGGAGTTTACCTTCATGAAGAAGCTGCTGCTGTTCACGACCGCTGCACTGATCGCCACGCCGGTGGCGGCCACCGCAGACATGGCGTTGCGCCTGCAAGACGGCGCGCTCGTCCAGGATTTCTTTTCTGCGCCTGGAGCGAGTTCGTTCACCGGGCCGACCGACTTCGCGTTTGGAGATTTCACGATCTCCAACATCACGGGATCGACGACGCCGTCGACCACTGCCCCGGTGCTGTTGTCGACGAACACCTTGGACCTTCAGTCCACGGACATCGGATCGCACGTCCTCGACATCTTCGTCACCGGCAACAATTTGTTGTTCCCGACGGGCATCAACAACACCTTCTCGGGCTTCACCAGCGTTTCGTTGTCGGACGGCTGGACCTCGTCGTTGTCTACTTTGCTCGACACCGGCAATGGCAACTTCACCGGGTCGTTGGTTGACAGCATCGTGTTCAACGGCAACGGCATCTCGACGTTCTCCAACAACCAGACCGCCCTGGCGGACTTCGGTACTGGGCCGTACTCGATCACGGCGCACTACCAGATCACGACCAACGGCACCGGACAGGCCAACAGCGGCATCCAGTTCGCCGCCGCGGCAGTCCCCGGCCCGGTCGTTGGCGCCGGCCTGCCCGGCCTGATCGCCGCGGGTCTGTTCATGGTCGGCCTCGCCAAACGTCGCCGCAACCGATCAGCTCAGGCCTGACGGGCCCTCTGCCCACTGCCCTCCCGTCAGCATGAGGGCGCGTGCGGGTCTATGTGCCGCGTCCCGCACGCGCATCATGCTCTGCTGGAGCTGCCCGCATGATCGAATATGAGTTCATGACGATGGGGCAAATCCCGTTTGGCTATATCGCCGGCTTTGGGATCGTCGTGTTGGCGCTAGTGGTACTGGCCGCCTACGGGTGGCTCGTCGCGGTAGCGCGGATAATGGGATCGTGACCACCCGTCCCGAGATCCGCGAAAAATCACCGCGCTACTGGAAGACCGGCCGCAAGCTCAGCGCCAAGCGGATCGCCGAGAACGAGCGCGCCGCAGAACTCAGCCGGTGGATCAAGGAAGAACTCGCCAGGGCCAAAACCGAGATCTAAGCCGAGGAGAAAAAATGACCGTCACTTATGAAACGCGGTGCGACAAAGTCGATTGGGACAATCTCAAAACGGAAGTTATCACAAAGCTCGAATACCTTCGCATGGCCTGGGCGGCTTCGGAGCAGGGCGCGCCGACTGAATTGCATAGGAAAATTGTTAACGATCTTTATGTCCCGGCTATTCGCCTGTTAGCGGAGTTTTGCGCGTGTCTCGAAGTGGATGAAGCACCGGACGACCAATGAGCCAATCCAAATGAACATCAAGATCGCGCTGCCCCGCATGCCGGCAAGCTTGGCCAAGGCGCTCGATCGCTACAGCGACTGGGCCGAGCAGCCGGTCCTGCGCCGGGACCTGGTGTCGATCGGCATCATCGCCAGCGTCTGCTTTGTCTATTCGTTCTGGGTCGGCGCTGAAGCCGCCATGGTCCTCGGCATACCGAGCGGCGTGTTGGCCTGGATCGCCATCGAAAATTGGTACGCAGCATGACCGGAGGCGAGCGATATATCTGCCGCGGCAAGGGGCGAGCCTATTACAACAACGGCCGCTCATGGCGGTGCAACCGAACTCGGCAGTAACGTTTGAGGTTGCTTGAACTCGCGAACTCCGAGCCCGTCAGTAAACTGTGAAGATCGACATGACCAAAGAGCAGGTAGAACTCGAACTCCGGCTGCACATGACAAACCTCTGCCTCGCGGTTCTGAGCAAGCGCGATGGCATGTTGCGCGAGTGCAAGGAGCTTTTGGTCGACAAGGTTTGCGAGTTGATCGCCTCCGCGCGCAAATCCGACGTTAACGGTTAGTGGGTGACTGCGATGAGACTTGGTGAACTGTTCGCCGTCGCGCGACACATCAAGGCGATGGCGGGGGAACTCAAGTTATGACTGCCCGCCTCCCCTTCACGCAGCAGTCCGTGCGCCGCGCGATCGCCGCCGCGCGCAAGGAGGGGCTGCGGGTGACGGAGATCCGTCCGGATGGGACTTTGGTTGTGCAGGACGGGGACGCACCGGTTGCCCCGCTCGAGACGCAGGAACACAATGACAGAGCCTCCCGCTGGGCGGAGGTCAAGGCATGAGATCCGTGCGGCTGGATCTTCCCTACTTGATGGCCGATACCGACCGGCACGGGAACCGGCGCCTTTTCGTGCGCCGGCACGGCCGCAAGATCCGCATCCGGGAGCAGCAGGGGACCGCGGCCTTTGCCAGCGCCTACACGGCGGCCCTGGAGGCGCTCGAGAGTCGGGCTCTGGACCAGCGCCAGCGCGCGCCGAAAGGAGCGCCGGCGGGCACGCTGGGCTGGCTAGCGGCGGCCTATTTCGGGTCTTCGGAGTTCAAGGCCCTGGATCTTGTCTCGCAGCGGACCCGTCGCGGGATCCTCGAGGGCTGCCTGCTCGAGCCGCGGGAACCTGGATCCGCCGACCTGATGGCACTCTGCCCGCTCGAGGTCTTGGCTGCGCCCCATATCCTGATGCTTCGGGACCGCCGAGCGGACAAGCCCGGATCCGCAAACAATCGGCTGAAATACCTGTCGGCCATGTTCGGGTGGGCGGTCAATCGCGGGATCCTGCGGGCCAATCCGGCTCGGGACGTTAAGCCGGTCAGATACGCAAGCTCCGGGTTTCACAGTTGGACGCCAGCGGAGGTCGTCCAATTCGAGCGAAGGCACCCGGTCGGGTCCAAGGCGCGGCTGGCGCTGGCACTCCTGCTGTTCACCGGGCCGCGCCGGGGGGACGTTGTGACCTTCGGCCGCCAGCACGTCAAAGACGGCTGGATCCGCTTCGTACCCCGGAAAACCCGCTACAAACGGTCAACGCTCCTCGAGATCCCGATCGTGCCTGAACTGGCCAGGATCCTCGCGGCAAGCCCCACGGGCGAATTGACATTCCTCGAGACGGAATATGGCCGGGCATTCTCGGCCGCTGGCTTCGGCGGCTGGTTCCGGAAACGGTGCGATGAGGCGGGGCTCAAGCATTGCAGCGCCCACGGGCTCCGGAAGGCAGGGGCAGCCATCGCGGCGGAGCGCGGTGCGACCGACCGCCAGCTCATGGCGCTATACGGCTGGACAACGGCGAGCCAGGCGACGGTCTACACTGCGGCGGCCGACAGAAAGAAACTGGCCGGCGAAGCCGCAAGGCTATTGGGTGGCGATCGAACAGAGAACGAACCTGCCCCACTCGCGATTGCCCCACCTTCTAAGACTTTGAAAAATGGATAGAATTTCCTGGACTGGCAGGAGTGGAGGGGCTGTTAGCCCCTTGCTACAAAACAGTAATTCGAAAAGTGGGGCAATTTCCACCCCATGTTGGCGTATGGGAAACCCGATTAACTGCCCCACCCTCCCTCGATCCGAACTCGCGGCGCTGGGGATAAGGCAGCTCACAAAGCGTGAGGCCAAAGCCACGCCGATCGAGTTCCCCGACTTGCTAATTTCGATCGCTCGAACGGCGGGAGCACCCCATGCCGAAATTTCCAAATCTCTATTTGGAGAATTTGGAAAATGCACTTCCCGCTAACGGCGCTCATGGTGAGCACGACAGTTTTTTGTCGTGCGAGGACACCATGCGCAACCGTCGAGCAACCCTTGAACAGCCCCTCCCGCCGGTTCGGCTCAAACCCGGCGACCCCCGGCTGAGGGACTAGCGATGCTCCAAAATGTCGAGCCGCTCATCTGGAACGCGATTGGTGGTGTCTTAGGCGCTGCCACGTACTGCCTGCTGATCAGGTGGGGACGCTTCGCTCAGCAATGGCGATCCTGGTTCCTGCAGGAGAAATGAGATGCTTGTGGCAATGCCAAAGTTCGAACAGACCTTTTGCAGTTCGTGCGGCGAGGCCTTCGGTCCAGGCTACAGTGGCTACTCTCATTGCGACCAGCACAAAGAGGTCCGTATGACCCCAACGGTCGAAAGGGTGATGAAGCAGTTCGAGAGCGCCCTCGCACGGAAGCGCGCCTACGGGCCGCCATCAACGCATTAGGAGAAGGTGGAATGCATTGCCACCATCGTGCACGAGGAATGAAACATGGGCCTCACAGTCAAATGGATCGACGGCGGGCGCGAGCCCGGGGCCAAGCCAAACCCGGCTTATCCGAACGGCGTCGCCGTCGACGCCACGGCCGGCGAGGAGCCGTACTGCTATGCGGTCCTCCCCTACCCGGCCAAGCGCTGCGGGCATTTCGTGATCACGTGCGACGCCTGCCGGCAGCATGTCGTCGTCCCCACTGCCGGCCGGCCCGACGATCCGCGCTCGCTCAAGCTCGCCTGCATCAAACCGGAGCATTGAAACCATGGCCGACAAGAAAGCGCTGGAGCTTCTGCTGCAGAAGCTCACCGACGAGGGCAAACTGGTCGAGGCCGGATGGGTCGGGCTGCGGCTGGCGGTTGGCCTGGAGAATGCGCCGGCCGACCAGTTGCGCGAGATGCGCTTGGCCTTCCTCGGCGGCGCGCAGCATTTGTTTTCGAGCATCATGACCGCGCTCGACCCGGGCGACGAGGCGACCGACGCCGACCTCAATCGAATGAGCTTGATCTCGGCCGAGCTTGAGGCGGCGGCGAAGGAGCTTGTGGCCAGCTATGACAAACCGCCTCGTGCAACAAAACCCGAAAAACCCGACAATTTGTCAACAGCGCACGGGCTCGGCGACGCGCCCATCGAGGCGGACTACCGCGAGATGATGAACTCGATGGCGGTCTATCTCGACCGCTTTTTCAACGGGCCGGCGGCGAACACCAGGGACGCGGGGCGCACGACCGGCTTCGTGCTGATGGTGTTCCCGTTCAGCGCCGACGCCGATGGCGCGCACCGCTGCAATTACATCAGCAATGCCAGCCGCGAGGATGTCGTGGTGCTCCTTAAAGAACAACTGGCAAGATTTGAAGGTCAACCTGAAATCGAGGGGAGGGCTTAATGGGAGGCAGGAAAGCAATCGATCTAACCAATCAACGCTTTGGACGGTTGGTTGTTTTGCGCCGTGCTGACTGCGCCAACGGACATGCGCGATGGCGCTGTCAATGCGATTGCGGAGGGCAAAAAGTTGTCGAAATCTTACCGGGCTTTTCTCGAAGACATGGGCCGCAGACCAACACCGAAACATTCGATCGACCGTATCAACAACGACGGAGACTATGAACCGGGCAACTGCCGATGGGCGACCGCGACAGTGCAGCAAAATAATCGGCGCATTACGCTTGCGCGGTTCGAGGGAAGCCCGGATGTCACCGGGCACGCGTAAGCGCAGCCGGATTGAGCAACGGCAACTCCAACCAGGCGGGCTTCGCCGGCTGACGGCAGTCGCGGATGTCGCGGACCAGATTGCTGATGAGGTCGGCCTGCGTTTTGTTGCGCTCGGAAGCGTTGGCGGCGACTTCGCCGAGCACATAGGCGGCGAACCCGAGAAACCCAACATTGACCATTAGCAGCGCGATCGCCAATGGCGTCGACTTCATCGCATCCAGGGTGCTGGCGGCAACCTTTCCAACTTCCTCTGGAATACTCATCGGCTACGTCCCCGCGTCATCTTCCGGCGCATCCACGGCCTGCGGCATTTCCTCGCCCATGGGCTTCACCACTTTGTCAGGCTTGCCGTCATAGTTTTCATCGGGGATATTCTGGAACAGCAACGCCTCGCTCGCGCGGCGGCGCGTCAGTCCCGCCAGCACCTTGCCGCCGCCCTTGTTCCACTTGGCAAATTCCTTCGCCGCCCCGGCAAAGTCATTGGCGTTGACCTTCTTGAGCAGGGTGGACTTGCCCAGGTTGCCCTCGCCGCAGTTGTAGGCGAACGACACCAGCGCATCATACTGCCACGGCTCCAGCGGCACCTTGACCAACCTGCGCACGGCCGCCTCAAATCCCGCCATGTCGGAGAGGAACTCAGCATCGCATTCGACCTGGGACCACACGTCGCCGGAGTTGAACTTGCGGCCGTGGTGGTTGGTGTGGCCGTGACCGATGGTCAAAACGCCAGCTGGGCATTTGTACGCCTTAAACTTGCCCTCGTGCGGTTTGAGACAACCTTCAAAGTGCTTTATGAGGTTGGCACACGCGGCGGTGAGCTTGCGATCATCGTTCATTTCTTTGCCTCTTCAGCGCATGAACATCAGCAGCAGCAGCACGGCCAGGATCGGAAGCGTGCTGGCGGAAACGATCTGCGCCACCAGCAAACGGTCAATCGGGCGGCGATAGGTCATGACGACCCTCACAAGCTTGTGGAGAACGCGACATTGAGCGTGTCCCCGTTCACCACAGCCTTGTCGCCGGTCGAGAACGTCCCGGCCGACCACAGCACGCCGCCGGTGTCGTCCTTGGTGGCGACCGCGCCGGTGCCGAAGACCAGGAACGCGCCCTTCACGGTGCCGGTGCTGGTGATGGCGAACGACAGCGCCGCCGACAGCGCCTTGCCGCCCGCCGAGGCCGCCGACCACACCGCGGTCTTGCGGTTGCCGGTATAGGTTGGCGCGTTGGCGCTGCCAGCCTCAAGCCATCCGACGTGCGATGCCATCGTGTCGCCGGCCGCGACAGCCGTGTACGACACAGACGAGATCAGGCTCATGAACGGCCCGACCACGGTGTAAGCCGCGCCGGCAAAGGCGGTGTCCAGCATCAGGTTCTTGCCGACCGTGCAGACCACGTTCTCGATCGTGTCGCGCCACTTGAGTTGGCCGTCCGCGCCGATGCATTCCATCTCGTAGCGACCGTGCGCCTCGGCATATTCGCTGAGGCCAGAGCCGCGAATTACGGACGCGTCGTTGTATTCGCGCGCCTGCGCGCGTTCATCGGTCATGAGTTTCTCCTTTTGGAAGGTCGTTATGTGAGCGTCGGCAGCGGATCGATGTAGCAAGTGCCGGATGTCTTACCGATGCGCACGTTGATGTAGATGAAACCCTTCATCTGCGGCTGCGGCGAGGTCAGCGTGGTGACGAGCTTGAACGGCGACCAGCCGGCGCCCGAGCCGCCGCCG